GTAGATAACTCTGCTAATTCATATTATGTTGTGGTTGGTCTTGCCAATCCAGCTCTTGCAGTAGGTTTTGGAAGAACTACTGATTGGAATACAAATACACCTAATCCAGTTGATAATATTAATTATTTAAATCATGCTGGTGACACACAGATATTTGGTAAGAAAGTAACTAGTGCTAACGTAAGAAGGTTAATAACCAGAAGAAATTGGACTCAGGGAACACGATATGAGATGTATAGACATGATTATAGTGTCACAAGTCCATCTCCAGTAACTAATTCAACAAGATTATATGCATCTAACTACTATGTAATGAATAAAAACTTTGATGTATATGTTTGTATTGATAACGGATCTTCAGGTATAAGCACCACTGGTAATGCATCTCAAGATGAACCATTGTTTACTGATTTAGAACCATCAAGAGCAGGTGAGAGTGGTGATGGATATATTTGGAAGTACTTATTCACAGTTCCACCAAGTGATATTATTAAATTTGACTCAACAGAATATATTTCTGTACCAGGTAATTGGCCTACCTCATCTGAAACACAAATACAATCTGTGCGTGAAAATGGTGATTCGACGATTAATAATAACCAAATTAAGAAAGTTTATATTGATAAACAAGGATTCGGATATTCTCAAAATATTATAGGTAGAGAGGTTGACATAATAGGTGATGGTTCTGGAGCAAAAGTTGTTGTAGATACTGATAGTAATGGTAAAATTATAAAAACAAACGTATCATCAGGTGGACAAGGGTATACTTATGGTATGGTTGATCTAGGACCATTAGGTAATTCGGGTGTATCTGTAGGAAATCAAGCAAAATTAATTCCTATCATACCACCATCAAGAGGTCATGGATTTGATTTGTATAAAGAATTGGGTACTGATAAACTTTTAATTTATGCAAGATTTGATGATTCAACAAAAGATTTCCCCACTGATACTAAATTTGCTCAAATTAGTATCGTTAAAAATCCAACATCAATTGGATCAACAACAATATATACTGCAAATGACTTTTCATCTGTAAATGCTGTTAAAGTTATTTCTCCAACTGGATCTCCTACAATTGGTGAGAGAATACAACAAACCGTAACTGGTGGAACAGCAGAGGGTTACATCGTTTCCTATGACACTGATACGAACGTTATTAAATATTATCAGGATAGATCATTATACTTTAATCAAACTACATCTGATCAAACAGATTTTGTAGGTGTTACAACTGAGGCAAAGGTATTACAATTTGAATCATCAGCTGAGAGTATAATCGCACCCACAAGTGGATTTACGGCAACTGTAGATCAAAACTTTACAGGTATCAGTACAAATCCTACTGGTAATAAAGTTATTTCGTTAGGAGTAAACTTTACAAATGGTCTTGCTTCACCTGAGATAAATAAAAAGTCGGGTGAAATAATTTATTTGGATAATAGACCATTAATCACTAGAAACTCTAGACAAAAGGAAGACATTAAAATCATCTTGGAATTTTAAAAAATGCCACAAAAAACGAATTTAAATATAAGTCCTTATTACGATGATTTTAATAAGGAAGATAAATTTTACAGAGTCCTATTCAAACCAGGATTTCCTGTACAAGCAAGAGAATTAACAACTCTACAATCCTCTTTACAGAATCAAATTGAATCATTTGGTAGTCACATCTTTAAAGATGGGTCTATGGTGATACCTGGTAATATTAATTATGACTCTCAATATCATTCAGTTAGGGTATTAGATTCTCATCTTGGAGTTCCAGTTACATTATACTTAGAGCAATTAGTAGGATTAAGGTTAAAAGGAGAGACATCAGGTATAGTATTAACAATTGATAGTTTTGAACTTGCAGGAATAAATACCGAAATTAATGATCTGACAATTTATGTACAATATTTACAATCAGGATCAAATAATGAAATTTCAAATTTAATAGATGGAGAGAAATTAATAGTTGAAGAATCATTTGTCTATGGAAATACTGCAATAAATGAGGGTGAGACTGTATTAACATTGGTGGATAGCAATGCTTCTGCTATTGGATCTGCAGTTGGTATATCTTCTGGAACATATTTTATTAGAGGAACTTTTGTAGATGTATCTACAGATAAAATTGTTTTAGACCCATATTCAAACTTACCATCCTATAGGGTTGGTTTAAATATAGATGAGCAATTAGTTACTGCAAAAGAAGAAGATTCACTTTATGATAATGCAAGAGGATTTTCAAACTTTGCTGCACCTGGTGCTGATAGATTAAAGATAACCACAACTTTAGCAAAGAAAAGTCTAACAGACTTTAATGATACCAACTTTATCGAATTAATAAGATTAGATGAGGGTGAAATCAAAAAGATTGTCAAGAGTTCAGATTATTCTTTAATTAGAGATTATTTTGCCAAGAGAACATTTGATGAGTCTGGAAATTACTCAGTTGAACCATTTGATGTTCAAGTTTTCAATTCATTAAATGATGGTATATCAAATGAAGGTATTTTTAGATCAAATGAAGTAACTGATCAACAAAATACTCCATCAGATGACTTAATGTGTGTAAAAGTATCTGCTGGAAAGGCATATGTAAAGGGTTATGATATTAATCTTGGTGGTTCTACAATATTAGATGTTGATAAACCAAGAGATAAACAAACAGTTAATTCAGCTTTAGTTCCATATCAAATGGGAACTATTTTACGGGTAAATAATGCTTTTGGTATACCTGCACCTAATATTAATGATGATAGCAAGTTCGTAGAATTATATAATCAGAGGACGAATTCAAATACTGCTGGAACAGGTGAATTAGTAGGTCAAGCCAGATGTTATTCATTTGCAGTTTCAGATGCTTCTTACACTGGTGATACTACACAATGGGATTTACATTTATTCGATATTCAAACATTCACTCGTTTAGAACTTAACCAAGCTGTAAGTAATGCTGAACTTCCTGATACATCATTTGTAAGAGGATTAAGTAGTAATGCAACTGGATATGCGATAGCAGCAGGTGGTGCAAGTGCAATTGTTAAATTAACTCAAGTTACTGGTGTATTTGTTGCAGGTGAACAAATAATTATTAATGAAGATCCAGAAATATCAAGATCAATAAAAACTGTCAGAACTTTTGGAATACAGGATGTTAAATCAGTTTATCAAGACGCATCCTCTCTATCTGGATATGCTTCTGATTTTGTTGCAGATACTATATTACAAAGAAGAGTTCCAACTGGTTTTAGTATTGTAGATAAATTAAATATTGGAGTAACTGGTGTCGCTACATGTGCTGGTAGAAGTTTCACAGGTATAAAAACAGACACAATTGTTAGATATCAATTACCAGATGAGGCAGTAGAAAGATTTAATAGAGTTACAAGTGTATCTACAGACGGACTTTCAATAACTCTAGGTTCTGTTGCTACAATAGCAGGTGTGTGTAATGGTGCAGTTCCAACCACATTGACAACCACAACCTTCGCATTTGGTGTACCTAACATAAATCTAAATGAAACTAAAGGATTGTACGCAGAGTTAGGCAATCAAAACGTATCTGATATTGATTTATCAACTGCTAATTTAACTGTAGGAACAAATATAACAGGAGAAAGCACAGATGGATCTGGTATTTTAACATTTGATTTAGCTGCTAGTGGTATTTCAAGTGCATTTTACGAAGGTTTTGATGCTGAAAGATATTCTATTCATTATTCAAATGGAACAATTGAAGATTTAACATCAGATCAATTTGTTTTAGGTGCAGATGGTCAGTCTGTTACTATCAATGGATTACTAGCTAGTCAGACAAATGTTGTTGTATCAACAACTCTTAAAAAACAATCCTTAAAAAGTAAGCAAAAAAATTACATAAGAAGTGAAAAATTAGAAGTTCTTAAGACTGGTGTTGGTATTAATACATCTTTATCAGGTATGGATAAAGCAACTGGTTACGGTTTAAGAGTAGAGGATAGAGAAATATCATTAAATGTACCTGATGTAGCAAAAGTTATTGGTGTATTTGAGTCTATTGATACTGAATCACCAACTCTTGATAGATTAACATTCCCAGATGGTTTAAATTTAAATACAACTGCAATACTTGGTGAAAAAATAATTGGTGATAATAGTGATGCTGTTGCACAAATCACTGCTTTAATTTCTGTAAATCAAGTTGAGATAGCATATCTTACACCAACTAAATTTACTATTGGTGAAGTTTGCAATTTTGAGGAGTCAAATATAACCACAACATTACAATTAATTACAGTTGGAAATAATATTAACATAACAAATAGATATGAACTTGATAAAGGACAAAGAGAGCAATTCTATGATTATTCAAGACTTGTAAGAAGAACTAATTTCCCACCTGCAACTAGAAAAGTTTTAGTCGTATTTGACAAATATGTATTACCTAATAACGACACTGGAGATTTTTATTCAGTCGCATCATATGATGAAGAGAGATTTTCAAATGATGTTCCATTATTAAAGGATGGTTTAAGGGCAACTGATACTATTGATTTTAGACCAAGAGTTTCTACTTACACTGGTGCAGAGTCACCTTTCGCATTTAAGAATAGAACTTTTGCAAGCAATTTCAATCCATCATTTATTGTAACACCAAATGAAAGTTCAATAATTGGATATAATTTTTACTTACCTAGAACTGATAAAGTTGTTTTAGATGTTTTAGGTAATCTGTCAGTAATTAAAGGTACATCATCAACTGAACCAGTAACTCCACCAACCATTAGTGATTCAATGGAAATTGCGACAATTGAGTTACCTGCTTATCTTTATGATCCTGATGATGCATTTGTAAGAGTTGCTGATAATGTAAGATATACCATGAGAGATATTGGTAGACTTGAAGATAGAATTGAAACTTTAGAGCAAGTTACCTCATTAAGTTTATTAGAACTCGATACAAAAACTTTACAAGTTCAAGATACTGATGGTTTATCAAGATTTAAAACTGGATTTTTTGTTGATGATTTTAAAAATACAGACTTTTTAGATGTAAATGATCCAGATTGTAAAATATCAGTTGACCCTGATAATAGGGAATTAATTGTTCCTTTGGATTTCTGGTCTATGAAACCAGAATTAGCATTAAATTTATCAACTAATGTTGACACAGCAGATTTTTCTCAAAATCTTGAATTATTAGATACTAATGTTCAAAAAACTGGTGATTTGATTACATTAGCTTATGAAGAGGTTGACTGGTTAAATCAACCATTAGCATCCAGAGTTGAGAATGTTAACCCATTTAACATGGTCGAATTTATTGGTAATATAGAATTAAAACCATTTTCTGATAGTTGGGTCAGAACTGTAGAAGTTGATGGTGGTGTTGTAAGAGTAACAGGAGGAAGAAGAAGTAGAGTAAGTGGAGTAGGTGGTTTTCTTGGCACACTAGCTGGTGGTGCAATTGGTTCTCTCTTTGGTCCAGTTGGTCTTGTATTTGGAGGTTTAATTGGAGGTTTATTTGGTCGAAGAAGAAGAAGGAGAAGAAGACCTAGAGTTACAACAAGAACCGAAAGAGTATTAACAAGTCAGGAACCAGATACTCATATAAGATCAAGAAACGTTGCATTCAATGCAAGTGGATTAAGACCTGTTGCTAGATTTTATCCATTCTTTGATAGTGTAAGTGGAATTGATATTGTACCAAAACTCCTTGAAATTTCAATGACAAATGGGATATTCCAAAAAGGTGAAAATGTTGAAGCATATGATTCCAATGGTGTACGTGTTGCAATATTCAGAATTGCTCAACCAGATCATAAGTTAGGTGATATTAATACTCCTGATGAAACATTTAATGCAAATCCATACAATACATCTGTATCATTAGGTTCAGTATATTCTGCATCATCAACAGTTTTGAATATAGATGTTTTATCAATGGCAGATGAAGCACAGGGTAGATTTTTTGGATACATTCCAACGTCAGGTGTTACCTTATTAGGTCAAAGCAGTGGTGCACAAGCAGAAGTTGCAGATGTAAGATTAGTTGCAGATACATTTGGAGACCTTTATGGATCATTCTTCTTTAGAGATCCTTTAACAAGTCCACCACCTCCATTAAGGTTTAGAACAGGAACTAGCACATTTGTGTTAACATCAAGTTCTGAAAATGCGGAACCATTACCTGGTAGTTTATTGATAAGTTCTGGTGATGCCACTTATCAAACAGAGGGTAGAGTCGATACATTTACATCCACTGTTATTCAAACTATTAGAAGAAGAAGACGTAGGTGCGACCCACTTGCACAATCATTTACAACTGATGAAAGTGGTGCATTTTTGACTGGTGTTGATTTATTCTTTGGTAGTAAAGATCCTAATGAAAAATTAACAGTTGAAATAAGAACAATGGAATTAGGACTTCCAACAAATACTCTTGTTCAAGATTATGCTCGTGCTATTGTAAATCCAAGTGATATCAACATATCAAATAATGCTGAAGTAGCAACAACAATTAAATTCCCATCACCAGTATATCTTGAACCCGAACAAGAATATTGCGTTGTTCTTCTTGCCCCAACAACAAATCTTTATGAAGCATGGATTGCTCAGATGGGTGAAAGAACGGTTAATACACAAAGTTTACCTGATGCTGAGTCTGTTGTTGTAACTCGTCAGTATGTTGGTGGTAGTTTATTTAAATCACAGAATGGTACTATTTGGACACCTAGCCAATTTGAAGATCTCAAATTTAAATTACGTAAAGCACAATTCTCAACCACTGCTGGTTCTGCTTTCTTCTATAATCCAAAATTAGAAACAAATTCTGGAATTATTGAAAGACTACTTCCAAATGCAATTAGAACATTACCAAGAAAATTAAAAGTTGGTATTCAAACAACAACTAATGCAAGCACAATTTCAAAACTAGGATTAGGAGTTCAGGTAAGTGATTCAACATCTACGACTGCTATTCAAGGATTTATTGAACAAGTCGGTGGTCCAATTAATACTTTCAGTATATCAACAGCAGGAGTTGGATTCAAACCAAGTCAAACATATAATAATGTTCCATTATTTGCAATTAGTGGAAGAGGTACAGGTGCGACTGCAACAGTACAAACTAATAGTTCAGGTCAAGTATCATCAATCAGTTTAACAAGCAACACAGGTGGTTCTGGATACGTTGTGGGTGATGTTTTAGGAATCACTACAAGCAGTGTTCTTCAAGGTCGTGATGCTACAATTACGGTTACTGCATTAAACGGAAGAAGCACTTTATACTTGAATAATGTTCAGGGTGAATCGTTCACTTCAGGTCAACCGATAGTTGTTTATGAAGGATCAACTGCCACATCATATGGTAGTACTACAATTACCTCATCAGGAACATTTGATGATAGATTTACTGGTAACGTAATTGAAGTTCAACATTATAATCATGGTATGCAAGCTGATACTAATTTAGTTACTCTTGCAAATATAGAACCTGATACAGAACCAGTTCTTCTTACAGATTTCTTAGATGTTGATGATCAAGTTATATCTGTTGCAAACACAACAGCATATGCAACATTTAATGGAATATCTACTTCACAAGGATTTGTTAAAATTAATAATGAAATTATCTTCTATAATAGTGTAGGTGTAAATCAATTAGGAATTGGAACAAGAGGTGTTGATGGATCTCTTATAAGAACACATGATGTAAATGCTATTTCTCGTAAGTATGAATTGAATGGTTTTGATTTATCACGAATCAATAATACTCATAATATGCCAAATACCACTGCTTTAAGTGATGCTAGAGAGATTGATTCTTATTTCCTTGAAATTAATAGAGGTGGTTTAGCAAGTGGTGATAGTCAAGTTAGTTTTACAAAGGAACAAAATGTTGGTGGTGAAGATATTTTTGCATCTAAAAATTACCAATTCAATGTAGTTATACCTCAGTTTGTTGCTGGAACACCAAGTGAAAGCACAACAATCGAAGCACAAATCAGAACAGTCTCAGGAACAAGTGCTGGTGGTGGAGAGATTCCATTTATTGATCAGGGGTATGAACCTATAACTTTAAATGAACCAAATCTGTTGAATACACCTCGATTAGTTTGTTCACGAATTAATGAAAATACAAGATTAACTGGATTACCATTAAATCGTTCATTTACTCTAGGGGTGAGAATGGAGACAACAGATCCTAATCTTTCACCTGTGTTAGATGCAATGAATTGCACTATTGTTTATCAAAGAGCAAGACTTAATAAACCAATTAACGATTATGCAAAAGATGGAAGATCTAATGCAACAACTGGTGATCCACACTCTGCGGTTTACATAAGTAATCGAGTAGATCTTAAAAATCCTGCTACATCACTTAAAGTATTAGTAGCTGCCTATCGTGATGCATCTGCTGATTTTAGAGTTCTCTATCAACTATTCAGAGAAGATGGAACTGAAACTGAATTGTCATATGAACTATTTCCTGGTTTTGATAATCTTAACGATACAGACGGAGATGGTTTTGGTGATCAAGTAATAGATCCTTCCAAAAATAATGGTAGACCAGATGCTTTTGTTTCACCAAGTAATGTAGATGAATTTAAAGAATATCAATTTAGTGTTGATGATTTAGATGAATTCACTGGATTTAGATTTAAAATAGTTGCGAGTGGAACAAATGAGGCACTTGCACCTAGATTCAAAGATTTCAGAGCATTGGCACTAGCATGATACCTGTAGAAGGACACAAACACTTATTCAGAGATGAAAAATCTGGGGCTATCATTAATACTGATAGTCACGGATTTTCTCAGTATAAGAAGTCAAAAAAGATTCGCATGACTCAAAAAGAGGAAATAGATAGTATGAAAAAGGATATAGAAGAACTAAAAGACATACTTAAAAAAATAACAACAAAATAGACGGGTTATTGTAAATATAAATATATCTTAGATCGTGATATTGTTTTTACATGGCAGTTTACACTAGTAATCTTACTATAAAT